ATCGCTCAACGGACACCTCCTGTTGCAATGGCGCGGCGGCGTGGCGATCTGCCCTGCGATGCGGCGCATTTTTCCTCAAAGCCGCGAATGACCAGCATCAGACGGTCCGGGCTGGCCGCGTGGAACGTGGCCGAACGGGAAACTCCCGTTGGGCCCGCCGTGAACGACACTGTCGCTGCAGCCTGACCCGCGATCAGCCGGTAGTAGACCTCGCGCAGGGCTTTTGCGGCCGCGCAGGGGTCATTTTCATCGATCACCAAAGCCATTATGCAGCGTCCTCATCAACGTTTTCGCTATCGTCCGCCTCATCGCTGTCTTCTTCGCTATCATCAGCGTCGGAATCGGCTTCCATTGCTTGCGGGCCACCACCCGCAGCGCCCATCATCATCGGCTCAGGCAGGTTGTATTCGGCCCGCAACAGCCGCTCGGCGGCCAGCTGCTGATACACATCATCAACATCGACCCCGTTGTCGTTGCAAATCATCGCATCTGACATCACGCCAAGCCGCTTCCAAGTCTCGTGCGCTTTTGCTTTCTTGAGATCGTCAGCGGTAGTGCGCGGTGCCCCGCGCCATTCCGCCCGGCAGGCCGCTGTCCGGTTGGCCAGAAACGCCTCATAGCCGCCCGGAAACGCGATACCACCACTGGCAATTTCCTCTTCCAGCCACGCCTCAAAAACCGGCTGGCAAAATGGCGCGATGATGTTTTGACGACGCGCCTTGGTGATGGCGAAGATTTCAGCCGTCGCCGCCTGCAAGGACGAATAGGTGGCACCGCTATTGTCACCCGTCGCACTCTCATAGGTCAGCCCAAGGCAACGTGCGATTTCGCGCAACAGGTGCATCGAGAAGTCTTTGTAATTCGATGAAGGCTGATTACTGGTATGGAACTTAAGTTCTTGGCCGGGAAACAGATGGGCTAGGCGGCCATTGATACCAACATCAAGCGAGGAGCCGTCATAAAATCCGGCCAGCATGTCGATATACGCCTCCATGGGGGCCACACCCTCAGACGCCATCTTCGCTTGCTCTTGGGGCGTCAGCAGCCCCGCCAGCACCTCCTCTGTTGGCTCATCCGACGTGATCGTTGCCGCAAACAGCGTTTGCACAATCGCAGCCATCAGCGTTGCATCGGCCAGCTGGTCGAACTGGCGCGCAACCTGCAGCGCGGGCGTCATCGGCGAGATGCCGCGATGCGTGCCCGGCAGCCCGTCAAAGACATGGATCACGCGCGGCCGGCCTGCCCCGTCGCGCGCACGCACGTCATATTCCACATCATGCTTGAACAAATCCTTGCGGATTGCCCGGTAGCCCACCGGCATTCCGTCCACGTCGGTATAAACCCCGTTGATCAGCCGGTTCATACTTTCAGTTTTGCGCGACAACCGGTGCGGCGGCAGCAAACGCACCTTGGTGCCGTACCGGTTCCACGGCCTGCGCCGAAACGGCAGCTCGGCGAGGATTTCGCCAGTGATCAGCCATGAACGAAACGCCGCACTTTGCATCTGCCCAAAGGTTCGTAGACCCTGAATATCACATTCTTGCGCATTGCGCGCCCACAGCTCAAACCGCCGCTCGACAGTTTTAGACCACTCAGATGCTTCGACACCCGTCATGCCGAAGGTCTCATTCTCGGGGATAGACTTAAGACGCAGCCCCGTGCCCACCGTGTTGGCCACCGCCTGATCCACAGCGCCGGCCAACCAGCCGTTGTTGTGCAAAAGATCGCCCACACGCGCTGCGGCATCATCCCACGCATCAGCAATATCGTCCTGCGCTTCGCGCAGTGCTGGCTTCCAGCCCGCAAATGTAACCCCCCGACCGCCACGCATATATTGCCCCGTTGGCCGTGAGGATACGCCACCACCGGGGGACGGCGCTGGCAATGGCGACCCTGTGATCAGATCGCGGACCTTTGAGATAATGGACATGTGTTTACCTGTTCAGTCTGCTCCCGGCATTCGAGAAGCGTTTTCGAAGCACGCCACCACCAGAAGCCCGGGAGGAGGTGGGCTCTGATGGTGGCGGCTGATCACCCTTGGCGGAACTGTCGGAGGAGCCTGAAGAAGGACCTGCCTCCTCGGACCGCTCGACACCCTCGGGGATGCGTTGAACGTTAAGCGTGTAGCCAATGGCCGCACACATGGCCTCGCAATCAAGGAAATGGTTATGGCGTGAACGCTTTACCCATTTCGGACGACCCTCGACGACCATGCGCGCCTCCGAGGTCAGCTGCTTGCAGTAATCCTCAGTCACCTCGCTGTGGACAAAGAATGCGCCTGGCACATCCATCGGCGTGCGAATGCGCGACACCACCAGTGATTTGAAAAAATCAGTCGATAGCAAAACCAGAGTGACCGAGTAAAGCGCACGCTTACCGTCGGGCTTGGCCTCGATCTTTGAGACCCGGTAGGGTGGCGTCATTACATCGCGCCCCTTGGTGGGCCAACACAGCCAGTGATAGCGGCGGCAAAACTCATAGACCTTGTGCTCGTTGCCAAGCTCCGGCTTGTCCGGGCGAAACCCACTGTCGATAAACACCTTTTCGATCTGCATGCCCGCCACTGGCTGCAGCATTAGCTCTGCCAGCTGCGACCAGACCTCATCGCTGTCGGTCGGCCCGTAAAGCTGGCCTGCATCGATCAGCCATGATGTGCCACGCGCACCAAAGGCGCGCATAACAAACACCAGCGAGAACTTTTGCACATCAACGCCCATCACCAGCCGCAGACCGCCTATGGGAACTTCGCCCGCCTTATACGGCAAGCGGCGCTCCATGATCTCCTGCCATTCGGGCACATCGCCCGAGGCGATCATTGAATAGCACTCGCCAAAACTGGCGTTCATTGCCGTCTGCATGCGGTCATGATCGCCCGACTGCAGCGCGGTCAGATAGGTCTCGGCGCGCTGGCCCCATGTCACAAACGGCGAGCACAGACCAGAGGTCCACATCGATAGCGTAGAGCTCTCCTCAGGCGCTCCGGAAACCACCGGGTTGTCATCGACCAGTGTCACACTTTGACCCGGCGCGACCATGTGGCCACGCTGGTTCATCCAGATCTTGTCATCGTCGGTATGCACTCCGCCGCAGCGAGGGCAGCTTAGATATGCGTCCCGCTTTGCCTGCGATGGTGTGGCGCGCTCCGGCCAGTGCAGCTGTTTGAAACGCGGGATGAAATACCCGTCACAATGCTTGCACGGCCACACCCAGTGGTGCCGTGTGCCTTCCTGAAACAGCTTCCAGATCGGGCTTTCCAAATCCTCAGGCGCGGACCGCGTCCAGAACTCAAGGCCACTTTCTTCGTCCAACTCGATCTCCACAAGGCCCCTCGCTGGTGTGCTGGTGATCGCGGTGACAAAATCGGCATATGTCTCGCCCCGCGCCTCAACCAGACCCAGCACATCGCCCTGCCCTCTGACATTGGCCATCATCTCGTCGAACTCATCGATCAGCGCCAATGCGGCCGGGTCAGATTTCAGAGCCGAGGAAGAGCCAGCATGCGCAAGACGAATGCGCACCCCGGCAACATGCTTGAGCGTTTTCTTCATACGCCGGCCGCGGACAACCTTGTGCTTGAGGCTCTCGGCCTCGTCGAGCAGACCCATGAGACGCGGCTCGAACTGGTCGGTCAGGAACTCACGGGTCGGGCCCACATAAATGATCGGCGCTGGCCGCTGGTCTAGGCGAGCCCCAATGATGTCGAGCATGCTGTCAGTTTTGCCCGACTGAGCTGAAGTGACGGCCACGACCCGGCGGTATCCACCGTTGTGAACCGCCGACGACCAAGGGATCATGTAAGGCGTCAGCGAAGGATCGCGTGGGCCGGGGATGCCAGCCGTCTCTGGATAAATTCGGTTTTCGGCAGCCCAGTCCGCCGGGTCACGCTTCTGGCTCGGCTTCCATATCGATTTGGCCAGTTGCCAGAGCCCGCTCCGCTTCTGCCGTGCGTCGAGATAATCGCTCGAATGCTCCATCGATTTCCTGCTCAAGCCTGCGGCGTTCTTGCATGTCTCGCGTATATCGCGCCGGGACGCCTTGGAACTCCGACCTGACGGCCGCAGCCATCTCGCCAACCACCGCTCGGGCATCCTCCACCGGGATCAGGTCCCTGCTGCGCTCTTTGATCCGCAGCTCAATCTCCCGGGTCCGGGCGTCGGTCGCGCGGTTTGCTGCGGCAGACTTGTTGTTCTTGGCCTGCAGGTCCTCGTAGTAGGCGATCACACCGCGCACGACTGACACCAGCTTGTAGCGGCCATGCGCCTCTTTGACGATGAACCCTTCCTTGGTGCGCTGCTGTATCCACTGCGTGCTGCGATCACAGAACTGCGCGACCTGCCCCACCGAAAGGGTGTTGATGGTCTGCTTTTCAG